TACTATGAGTAGATTAGAGCACGATTAATCGTTACTCAATTAGAATCAAATCAAAAGGAAAACTTAGTAATAAACTAAACAAGAACCCACCACTCGGTGGGTTTTTTTATATATTTAACAATTCGGTAATATTGAATTAGGTTATCTATTCTATTTATTTGTATTAACACAAATAATAATAATGGAAATATTTGCTTTATTAGGTTTTATATTTGCAGGATATTCAGTTATCGCAAACGATTCACTACAAACACTTGGAACTTGGATTAGTTCTAACAAATCAGTAAAATGGTATTACCAATGGACTTTTGCTTCTGTAATTTTAGCAGGGGTTATTTTTTATGGTCACTTTAGTGGTGATGTATCTTATGGAAGATTGGAACGAATCCCATTTGAAACAGTAGAATGGTATCATGTACTCGCACCACTATCGTTAGTATTACTCACTCGTATTGGAATACCGGTTTCTACTTCATTCTTAGTTCTTTCAGTATTCGCTTCTTCAGTTGTATTAGAGAAGATGTTGATGAAAAGTTTTATGGGGTATGGAGTAGCAGCAGTATTTGCATATGTAGTTTGGTTATTGGTATCTAAGCTTGTTGATGAAAAATCTAAACCTAATCCAAAATGGGATAGATGGTGGAGAGTAGGTCAATGGTTTGCAACAGGCTGGTTATGGACAACTTGGTTACAACATGACCACGCAAATATTGCAGTATTCTTACCAAGAGAACATTCTTTATTAGGAACAACCTTAATTGTTGTATTCTATGTATCTGTATTAGGTTGGGTATTTAGAGAAGGTGGAGGAAAGATACAAAAACTTATTCAGAGTAAATCTTCTACTAAGTTTGTAAGAAGTGCAACTATTATTGATTTAGTTTATGCTTTCACTCTTTACTTCTTCAAAGAATTGAATGATATTCCAATGAGTACCACATTTGTTTTTGTAGGTTTACTTGCAGGTAGAGAATTGGGTATCTATACCTCTCTTCTTAAACCTAATAATATGAAAAAAGTATTTCCAATGATAGGAAAAGATTTCTTAAAATTACTTTTAGGTATAGGAATATCTCTTCTTTTAGTATTGTTTATTCAATCTTTGAAGTAACTAATTTATATATATTTCTTTATTATACACCCCCAATTAACGATTCCATATATATTGGATACTTTTATTATAAAATTCTTATAGTTATTTCTCGGACAGTCCTACGTTTTGTAATATGGAAAAGTTATTTTCTTAATTAAAGCAAAGGAGAACTATATGGAATTTCTAAATAAGATTGGCGATTGGGCCAAATCATTAACAGAAATCGGTATAAGTATCATCGCTCTTGGAGTAGTACTTGAAGTATTATTCAAAGGAATGCAGATACCCTTCTGGCCAGAAAACTCAGTAGTGGAAAACATTATGGGTATTTTGGGTGGATTGAGTAGTGAAGGTTTACTTGGATTAGTAGGTGCCTTTATTCTATACCACATCCTTAAGAAAAAATAAGGATTAATTAAAATCAATTGATTAAAGACCTCACCCTAAAAAGTGAGGTTTTTTCATTTACTATATTTATATACAACCAATATGGTAAAATAATGAGTACAAATTTTGAATTATTTCCTGGTAAAGACTTAAGTGGTTTGTTTAAGGATATCTATGATAACCAACAAAACAAGAAACAAAGAATATCTGAGCTAATTGCTGAAATGAAAAAGGTAATTAGACATGCAGGAGATATGGCAGTAATTGGGCCAATCATAAAAGATTTAGTCGATACATCAGTTAAGAATGATGATTCACTAATCAAGATGGCAGCAATTGCACAAAGAATTATTGGAGCAGCTCAAAAAGCAGAGGGAGATACTGGTTTCCTATCTGATGATGAAAAAGAACAATTACTTTCTCAGTTAGAAGAAACTGCAAAAGAGGTTGTTGATGAGCAAGAATTGAAGGTTGACGAACTTACAAATGAAATTGAAGAGCTGAAACAAAAGGTAAGTAAGTAATGGGTAGAAAAACAATATCACAACAATATCAAGGAGCATCTAGTTTCAATATTGCGGGTAGACACGTTGATACTGGTATTATTGAACACATAATACTAGATGGAGGTGATGAAAATATTGTAGAAACCTCATCAGGAAAATCTAATTCTAAATTAGTAGATGCTTATATCGGAGCAGCTAGAATTAGGAAGATGAGTGATTTTTCTGTAAATAAGAAACAACTTCCTTTATATTTACCATTAGTTCCCGATGAAGGTGTTCCTATAATCGGAGAAACAGTTCAACTTATATCAGTTGCTGGTACTGATTATTATAAAAGAATCCCAAGTGTTAATCTTAATATTGGAAATGCTAGAATTAATGCTGAAGAAAAACTATCAGAAAAAGCAGATTCTTCAGGTGGTGGTGGTTCATACTCAGAAACTTCTCAAACAGGTACTGCAACTTCAAATAGTTCTGAAAGAGAATCTGAATTAGGAGAATACTTTTCACCCGAAAGTGTACATAAGTTAAGATTATATGAAGGGGATAGAGTAATTCAATCTAGATTTGGCCAATCAATTAGATTTAGTGGATATAATAATACTGATAACTTATTTTCTCCAACCATAATAATTCGTAATAGACAAAACGATGCATCTATTAATGATTTAGAAGTAAACGATGTAACCGAAGAAGATGTTAATACAGATGGTTCTATAATTTTAATGGGTGGTGATAAGTATAGAATTCCATTTCAACCTGGTACTGTTGATGAAAAGGGTAACTCTAACTTTCAAACAAATCCAATAAAACACGAACTACCAGATTACGAAGGTAATGACCAAATACTAATCAATTCAGAAAGAATTGTTATATCATCTAAAGCTGCAGAGATGTTATTTTTTTCCAAAGGAGATTATGGATTTATATCAGATGGTATATTTAAGATTGATAATGGAGAAGCTGGTGCTGAATTAGACTTTGGAGGAAATGTTAATCTAACAATGGATAGAAATAACAGTACCTTCTTTGTAGGAACTGGTGATGGCCAAATAAGATTAAATACAGATGATAGCGGTAATGGTGGAACAGGACAAAAAGAACCTTTGATTAGAGGTGCTAAACTAGTTGATTTATTGGAACAACTTATAGATGCAATAAATCTACAAGTATTCAAAACTCCATGTGGCCCAACTGCACCTGCACCACTTAATAAAGCAGTATTCAATCAAATAAAATCGCAACTTAAAGATGCGAAATCAACTAAAAACTTTACGGAGTAGATTATGTCGTGGACTTTGTTCAAAGTAAATATGTTATTGTACATGAACAACCCTCTGGCAATAAACGCACCAGCTCAATATGCTGTTAAGTTTGTTACTGAGTATGATTCATGTATGAGAAGAGGTGGTGTTATGATTGGTAAAGAACCAGTTATGGCGGGAAATATACCCTTAATGACCTCTCTAATGAATCTTAGTCATATGTCGGCCTTAACCGCTACCACACCAAGTGGTCATGCATTTATAAAAGATATTGGTACTGCCGTAAAGGGATATTGGACTGGTGCAACTATGATGCCATTTCCAACATACCCAATCCCAGCACCTGGTTCAATTCAAAATCTTTTTATGCAATCGGGTATGGTTACAAATCCTGGTACATGGCCTAGTGTTCCATTTGAAGTACCAACCACTTCCTGTCTCACATTCTTAAGTGCATTTGCAATGTTTGCTAAAATACATTTATTTACTATTCAAGGAATGTTTATGACAACTTCTTTATATCCATCGGCACCATCACCAATACCTGCACCTGGTGTAGTTAATTGGCAGGCTTATAATATTCCTGATGTTCCTATGTTTGGTATAACTAAATCTCAAAACAGTTCAACTGATGCTCCAAATACAAATAATAATGATGTTAAAGGGCCATTAGAAAACGCAAACACAGATTTTGATATACGAGACAAAACTAGAATAGGATTCAAATCAGAAGCTGAAAAGGATGCTAATAAATTAGGACACCCACTTAATAAATTAGGATTAGATACTTCGTATCCATCGGATGTTGTTGATGATGAATTGAGAGAGAAGTTAGGGACTAGTGATAATATATTAGAAAAGGCAGATATGATTTTAGAATCAGAAATTAAAAAAGACCAATTAGGTATGGATAGATTTTATTCTCAAGCCATACAAGCCATTGGAAGTATTGCTAGTACTCAACCAAATGCAAATGAACAATTTGCTAAAAACTTATTCGAATTACAGAGAGAATTAGAAAAAGAAAGAAAGTTATGTTGTAATGACTGTACTTAAAATCTATAAAAACTAAATTAATATATTTATATTAAGATAAATGAAAACAATTGACAATGGATTCAAAAAAACTAGTAAAAGTAATAAAAACTATCGTAGAGGCCGAAGTTGCTAAAAAGCATGAGGCATTCTTAACGAAAACTTTTCCTAAAATATTAGAGGAAGAGGTTTCTCGTAGAATAAACAATATGAGTAATAAAGAAGATTTATCTTTATCTACCATATCAGAAGAAGTAGACCCATTTACAAAAGTAGATGAGATTCTAAAAAAAGAAAGAGAAAAAACACCTCAGAAAAAATTCACTAGAAATGAAAAAATAAATGAGGTATTAAATAATACAAAACCGTTTACAAAAGAACAAAGAAGTGGTGGAGGTGGAGCAAAATCTGTATTAGATAATTTACCACAACAACCAGTAAATGAAGGATTAGATAAAACGGTTAATTTTGATTCAACAGATGTTGCAATGGGAGGAGGTGTACCACCGAACCTGCAACATTCAATGGCTGCCAAAATGGGATATGGAAATTTACCAACCCAAGGAAGTAAACAAGGTGGATTGGGAGTTCAGACTGGATTACCTGGTTTAGATAGAATTCTAAATAGAGATAATTCGGCATTAGTAAAAAAGTTTAAGAGATAATAGGAGATAAATAATGTCATATGTTTTACCAAAACGTATTGTAAAAGATACTGATTCTGATTTTGATAATCATGCCTATGGTTTAGATTATCCTATTAGACTGGGTGCGAATCTTTTTAAGTCAACGTTTAACTTGGTAGATGCTGCTTCGGCTAACATTAGAAATCTTTTATCAACAAGAAAAGGTGAACGAATCATGCAACCAGAATTTGGTACAGGTCTACATGAGTTATTATTTGAACCAATGACAACTGAATTTGAAACATCAGTTCAAAAGGAGATAACAAACTCTGTAAATTTTTGGTTACCTTATGTTACGATTGAAGAAATAGAAATAGATATGACTGATGAGATGAAAGATAGACATAGAGCAACATTGAATCTAACTTTTAGAGTTGGTGAATCAATTGATACTAATCAAGTCTCATTAGAAATAGCGGAATAGGATTATGGCATTAAACAGTACAAATAGAAAAAATTTAGGAAAGAACATTCAGTATCTTAATAAAGATTTTGGTGAGTTTAGAAATAACTTAATCGAATACGCCAAAACATATTTCCCTACAACGTATTCTGATTTTAATGAATCTTCACCAGGTATGATGTTCATAGAAATGGCATCTTACTTAGGAGATGTTCTTGGATATTACATTGATGATACATTAAAAGAATCAATGATACACACAGCAGAGGATAAAGATAATGTTGTTGCTTTGGCAAATTTCCTAGGATATAAACCAAAAGTTACTTCACCTGCATTAACTAAAGTTGCTGTTTATCAACTTACTCCAAGTAAAAGGAGAGCAAGTGGTAATCTATATGAAGGTGATAATAGATTCGAATTAGATGAAGGATATTTACTTAGAGTAAAAGAGGGAATGGAGCTTACATCCGATACAGGAGTTATATTTAGAACAACAGAACTTGTTGACTTCAACGATGATTATGAAAGAGAAGTTTCTGTGTATGAAAGAAATTCATTACAAGAACCTACTTTTTATTTAATAAGAAAATTTGTTAATGCAATATCAGCAGAAGAAAAAGAAGTTAACATAGAGTTTGGTTCACCTAAACAATTTGATAAAATAGAATTGGTAGATACTAACATTATACAAATATATGATGTAAGAGACTCAAATGGAAACAAATGGTATGAAGTTCCTTATCTTGCTCAAGAAATGGTTTATACTGATTACCCAAATACATCTCAGTTTGATGGTGATTTGGCACAGTTTAAGGATTCAGTACCTAGTATATTAAGAGTAACCAAAACATCTCGTAGATTCGTTAGACAAGTAAATCCAAATAATACAACTAGTATTGTATTTGGAGCGGGTAACTCAACCTCATCAGATGAAACATTTTTACCAAACTTTAAGAATGTAGGACTGGGATTAAATAATTCAATAGATAGATTGGGTGCATCATTTGACCCTGCTAATTTCTTAAAATCAAAATCATATGGTCAGGCTCCATCCAATACAACATTAACTGTTCGTTATTTAGTTGGTGGTGGTGTTGAGGCGAATGTATCTAAAGCATCTATAAAAAGAATTACTAAAATGGAATTCGATGAAGATTTATCTTTATT